CGGCTGGTATATGATGGGAGCCGACGGACTGGCAGCCAAGATCAACCGCAACGTGGAAGGCAAGAAGGTGGGTTACGCTGAGATCTTCTCACGTTACGGTGGCAAGTACAGCCGTGTCACTCCGGATCAGGAAGACGACCGCAGGGAGTTCCTGATGGAACAGGCGCGGGTTGTGGCAAGCGTGAACGCGCCAGAGGGAACCGATATCGGTCAGATCGTGCGAAAGAGCGGTGGAGGTCTGAGACGTGTTTATACTGAAATTGAAAAAATCAAGAAAGGAGCATAACGATGATGACACAGATAGAAATGGACGTGGCACATAGCGCAGTCCGTAAGAACAAGGCCGTTGCTGAATACTTCGAAGGGCAGAACGCCATCTACAACTGCATTGACTGGGAGCAGCGCAGGTATGAGATAGCCAAAGATACATTACAGGGCATCCTGAATGGGTTTACAGCAACCAAGGAGGATATAGAAGACAATTCTGAGGCTCTTACAAAGTGTGCCGTATATCTCGCAGACGCTTTAATAGCAGAACTGAAAAAGGAGCCAAAGAAATGAAACGAGCCTACAGTCCGAAAGAAATAGCCAAGAAGACCTACAAGACGCTGCCATGGGGTGGCAAGTGGGAAGAAGCCTTCGGTTTGCCGGAGGAGAACTCCACCTGGTTCATCAGCGGCGCGCTGGTTCATCAGCGGCGCGTCTGCCAGCGGCAAGAGTTCTTTCGTGATGCAACTGGCCTACGAACTGACCCACTACGGGCAGGTGCTCTACCTGAGTTACGAGGAAGGTTTGAACCAGTCTTTCCAGGAGCGAATGCTACGGTTTGACCTTGACAAGAAACAGGGCTGGTTCCGTGTGGTGACCAGTGACACCGTGGAAGACCTGACAGAGCGCCTGAAGAAACGACACAGTGCGAAGTTCGTCATCGTGGACTCGTTCCAGGACGCAGGCTGGGAATGGCCGGAAACGAAAGCCCTGCTCGAAGCCTTCCCGAAGAAGAGTTTCATCTTCATCAGTCAGGAAGCCAAAGGGCAACCGTTGGGAAAGCCAGCCGTCAGGCTTCGCTACCGTGCCGGTGTGAAAGTAAGGGTTGTCGGTTTCCGAGCCTATTGCCAAGGGCGTTTCAATCCAGATGCAGGGAACAGTTTCGTGGTGTGGGAGGAAGGTGTGTTACGAACAACGAATAACATTGTTTAGTTTTAGGTTTTAATTTTAGGTTAGTTATTAGTTAGTTTTTTTATTCAATTCTCGAGACCCTCCGTTGTGGTCTGTGAAGATAGGCGGAGTTTTTGCAGTTATTGGGATGTTAAACATAAAGGCGGTGATTCTGTCGCCGCATAGCAAAAAAGAAAGGAGAACATATCATGAGTATTTTGGTTAATGGTTTGGAACTGGAGCATCCGACGTTCATCAGGAAGAGCGGCGGGAAGGAGGTTCTGCGCAGTGGCGGTCACCTGTGCAACAGCTGTCACGGCAGGGGCTGGGTATGGGACTGGAGAGAGCCGACCGTTGGCGAGAAGGTGGGGTGCCCGATGTGCGATGGTGTCGGTGAGCTGGAGGCTGTGGTGACAGTGGAATGGAAAGCGAAGACCCTCTCCGCCCTAAATGGCACCTCCTCCGTGGAGGTAAGTGGGGAAGGAAAGGAGGTGTTGGATCGATGAGGGTGAAGGAAGTGAAAAACTACGGCCGTTTCTGGCAGGTCTTCGGGAAGTTGCCGTATGCTGGCGACAGGGATGAGCTGAAGAAGTCGTTGGTGCTGCAGTATACGTATGGTCGTACGGACAGTCTGAAGGAGATGTCGGGTAACGAATACAGGGAATTGTGTGCTTATCTGGAAGACACAACTGGCCTGAAAGATGAAATGCGCCAGGAGCGCAGTCTGTGCCTGAAGCTGATGGGTGAGGTAGGTGTTGACACCACCGATTGGAGCCGCATCAACAATTTCTGACAGGACAAACGGATTTGTGGGAAGGTGTTTGGTCGGCTGGGTGTGGACGACTTGAGGGAGTTGGCAGTAAAACTGCGCGCCATTAAACGAAAGGGCGGATTAGGGAAAAGGTTGAAGGCGAAAGCGGCGGTTGAGACAAAGGAGGTTGTGATGGCAGTCCCGTTGGTGGTGAGAGGTAACGCTTAGTATTAACATTAAAAGAAAACAACAATGGCACATGAGATTAAAGATCTGAATGGGTTGCTTGGCGGTAAGATTATCAGCACCAACCCACCCAAATGTGAGAAATGCAAAAATGATGCAGCGGGAACCTGCTGTGTGAAGTTGCACCTGTATGGTGGAACCATTTGCGTGGCAAAGAAGTAATAACATTTTAATCACTTTTACATTATGACAAAAATCGATTTGCAGGGGCTGAGCCCCGAAGAGAGAAAGCAGCTGCTGGAGCAGTTGCAGGCTGACGAGAAGGATGCTCGTCAGCAACGCCGCGAGGCTTACGAGGCTTTGCGCGGAAGTTTCATGCACGACGTGTTCACTTGTCTGGAGGCTGTGGTGGACAGCGTGGTGAGCTTCAAGAAGTGGATAGATCAGGAAAGCGAGGCCTTCAAGAAGGTGATGGCTGAATATGGTCAGACCAGGAATGAGGGTCAGCGAAACTTCACTGTTGTTGATGGTGACTGGAAACTGGAGATTAGCAGCAACATGGTGAAGAGCTTCGATGAACGTGCAGACCTGGCTGCAGAACGTCTGATAGACTATCTGAAGGAGTATATGCAGCACAGCGAGAAAGGTGCTGACGATCCCATCTATCAGTTGGCGATGACGCTTCTGGAGCGCAACAAGCAGGGGAAATTGGATTACAAGAGCATCTCGAAGCTTTATGAACTGGAGGATAAATTTGGCGGTGAGTACGCTGAAATCATGGCGTTGTTCAAGGAGAGTAATGTGGTGCAGGGTACAGCTCTGAACTATTACTTCTGGAAGCGTGACAAAGATGGTGTCTGGCGGAAGGTGGAACCCAGTTTTTGTAGGTTATAGGGCTGCGACACCGTCGCGGCATACGGGAAATTATGTTTAATCTTTCATTCGTCTGGCATCATGAGGTACAGGAGGAAACGCAGCGGTTGCAGTCATGCAAAACGTGTGGCTGACATCAATAGGATTTATGACGTGTACAGTAAAACGGGGTTGTCAAACCGCGAAATCTGGAAACGTTATATCTATCCCGTGTATGGTTTGTGCGAGCGCCAGTTTTACAATCTGCTGAAGGCTCCCATGGAACAGTCACACCGTGAGATGGCGACCATGGGTTTCCTCTTCCCCGAGATGTATGATGAGCATGAAGAGAAGCATGCGGAATATTTTAGAAAGATAGATGAGAATGAGAAAAGAAGTATATCAGATGCTCTGTGAGCAACTTTCCAAACTTTATGTGACACCAGAAGGTTACCACGGAGTAGTAGAACCTGGTGCAGAGGTGCCTGAAGGTTGGGAACGTGCCATCAAGCACATCAATCTGTGGAACCACAACGTGGAGTTCATCGAGCAGGAAGAGAACTGGGAGCGTCCGGCGGTGTTCGTGGAGTTCCAACCCATCCAGTGGAACGCCATACAGCCAGGAGCGGAATATCGGGCAGAACCGGTAGTGAACCTTCATGTGGTGACAGACTGGCAGGGCAGCAGTTCTGCAGACAGCGAGTTCCGTGAAAAGAGTCTGGAGGTGTTTGACCTGCTGGAGGCAATACACATGCAACTGGCATGCAGGAGAGGCAAGACGTTTCTGGAGTTTGACCTTGTGGGAAGCAGCACGAACCATAACCACGAGGAGATTATTGAGAACATAGAAACGTACCAATGTGTGGCCATAAAAAGTTTGTAGTTATGGAGGAAGAGGTTAAAAGAACAACAGGACAATGGCACTCGTCCATAAGAGTAGAACGCCGAGACACAACATGGTGGGGGTTTTCAGAGTTTTTTCGAGCGTTAGATGCATTGCCATACAGCACCAGACACCCGAAAGAACAGATGCGAGTAAGCACGTCATACACGCTATCAGGAGGATTCGTGGTAGAAGCGGAGACGATGCTATATCACCAAACAGAGTTAGTAGAGCAAGTAGCGTGGCGGATAGCCCCGTGTAGTGACGGATTAGAACTGACAGCCTGTTATTCAGGTCATCTCGAATTTCTATTAGCTCGCGAAGCCGCTTTTGGGAGTTGTTGCTATTGTATAGGATCATAATTTTTTATAGAGAAAACGAAAAAATCCGCTACTTATTGATTGAGTAACGGATTTTTCTTTTATTGCTGTATGATTTTATCGATTTCGTTTTCTATTGTCTGATTGATTGTTTCATTGCTGTATTCTTTTTATTTCAAATTCTATGGTTTGTTCGATGTAGTCGGTGATGTTTTCCTCGATGATGTCCCGGACGGCTTTTTCGACTTCGGGTGCTGTTCCGAGGAACCGTCGTCGTGGTATGCGTATGGTGGAGCCGACGGGCTTCATGGCGAGTGCGCACCAGAACTCGGCTTCGGGTGTGAGTGTAGCGGTGTGCATCCATCCCCAGAACTGTCGGTCAGTCAATGTCTGTGTCCTCTTTGGTTTTGAGGTTGTTGATTTCTTTCGTCCAAAAGTTCCTGCAGCCTCGTATGCCTTTGCTCTGAAAAATCGTTTCATGCGGTCGGTAACGACGATTTCCCCTCCGTCGTTGTGTATTTCGGCGTATGGTAGGTCTGTGTAGAAGATGATGGAGTTTTCTGTTGTCCGGCTTTTGATACTGCGTCGCAACTGTCCTGTGTCGGTGAGTATGGCTCTTCCTTCGTTTCTGATGGGCGATTTGCGTCTTTGCCATTTTTCGGAGAAGAACGCCTGCCGCTCGAAGTTCTGGTCGAACTCGTCTTTCATCTCGACGGCGATGTCCCGCAGTATGTTTTTGATGATTTTCTGAATGTTTTCGTTCATTTTTCTTTGAATTTGTTTGGCGGTTGGATATTTTTTTGTACCTTTGCATCTGCTGTTTGGGATTCCAATTGGGTGACCGTTTGGAAAAAGGCGTAGTCCTCTCACGTAGAAGACCACGCCTCGGAACCAAGCAGCATTTTTATTTCCACCTTTCTTCTTCTACGTCGAATACATCCATTCCCAGTCCTTTTATAGTACAGTAAATAGATTTTATATATATGTGGATAGGTTCTTGTGTTAAGTTTCCTTCTTCATCGTATTTGTGGAATGTCTTCAATCTACTGACAGAGCTTTCTACCTTTTTTCTTGTAAACATTGCTGGATCATGGAAGTATAAACAGATGGCATCGGTTCTTGTTTCTTCCGTTGCATCGTGGTTCCATTTCCCCAGTTGCCGATTTTTTGCGGAGAGGGCATTTGTAAAACTTTCACTCTCTTCACATATACTTCTAATGTCCATAATCTTCTCATCCAGTTCCATGTCGAGTGCGACTTTTATATTTTCTGAATGTAGCAATGCTCCTTCATCTCTCAGGATGACTTTATGTCCCCATTGGTAGAGTTGGTCTTGGCATTCTTTTTCGAGGTCCTCTGCCGTCATGTTTCCGAAGAATCTGCGGAGGTCGTTGGTGTGGTGCTCATTATGTCCCCTATGTGTGGCCTTGATTGCTCCCGTCTTCTCGTCGTATAATACGTCACGGTAGTCGGGATTATTGAGGTATTTCTGGTATTCAACTCTTCGTTCATCGTGACATTGATGAATGAGTTTACATGCAGCACAGAGTTCGTTGTCTGGGATGAAGACGAGTTTGTTTCCGACGGGAGAACCGTCGGGCGCGAGACCCTTTGCAATGTCGCAGTCCCGACACCGTTTGATGGTGTAGGGGTTGTAGTCGGGGAAAGTCTTTTGTTCTATTCCAGGGTTGAAGTGGAAGATGCCCTTGGTGTCCTTGCCTGTTGCCTCCTCACCGAGTGCCATTGCCTCGTCGTGCGGTGTCTCTGGGTACTTTGACTTGCGCACCTGTACGACGGTGCAGCGGCAGTTCCAGCCGTTGGGTGGGTAATACTCCTGCCAGAAGGTGTCAGACATTGGGAGTGTCACCCGATCGAGCGCGGCGTGTTCCGGACGCACCTTCTTGTCCCGTTGTGTGCGGTACTGCAGGTTGTATCGGTCGCCGTCCTGCATGAAGCCCTCCCACTTGGCAGCCATGTCCGCTGAAGCCTGGCAGAAGTTATACTCCGCCCGTAGGTAGTTATGGTTGTAGGTGCGGTCTATCTTTTGAACGTCATTCAAAAACTGTTCGAATGGCTTTCTATTGCCGTTCTCGTCGATGAGGGACGGGAACGCCTCGTTGAGCTCGTGGAACGTCTTCATGCCTGAGAAGATGTAGTTTGAGCGTTGGAGGCGTTGGCGCATGGCGTCCGACATCTTCACCTGCTGGAAAGAACTATCCAGTGCCGCCGAATGCGTTTCGATGAACTCCTGCATCTTCGGTGTCTCCAGTATCTCGATGCGGAACTGCGAACCCTCCACTTTGTAAAGCGTCTGCATCATTCCCTCGAACAGGCGCGAGAGTTCCTGGCGTATCTCGTCCTCGCGGCTGAAAGTCGCCTGAAGAGCCTGGTCGCCTAAAATTCGGGCATAGCGTTCATGCAGCCCCAGGTAGTCACTGGGGCTCAGTCGAAAAAAGGGCGCACATTTTGTTCCTGTCGCGTCTTTTTGTCCGGCTTGGGCGTTTTACTGTTCTTGGGGTCTTCATCGTCCTGTGGCGGCTCTGTGGGGGCAACAGGCGGTAATGGTTGTCTTCTCTCACCTACGGGCATGTTGTATTTCTCCTCGAAGTAGGTCGGGTCAACCTCATATTCATTCAGCACCATCGTCTCGTATGCCACCTGCTGCTCCGGCGTATAGTCCACCGAGTAGTCCCAGTCGAAGTGGATTCCTTTGAGCGGGAAGCCGTGACGGATCATGTGCGGCAGGAGTTGGTTGTTTACTATGTCGCGCAGTGTGTCACAGTCAGCCTCGATGAGGTTCTGGAAGACTTCAAGGTGCGTTTCAGACTGTGAGAGGCTGGATCCGTCCTCGATGGTCATAGTCTGTCCGATGATCAGTTTGGAGAGTTCGGAGTTTGCCCGCTCGATGCGTCGGTCATAGACATTGAAGGCATCGCCCTTGGTGGATTCTACCACCTCTATTTCGGTGCCTTGCTGGAATATGCCCCATCCCTCGGTACCCATGTCGGCCATCATCTTTTCCATCTTGGCGAGTTCCTTGTCATCGCGTGTGGTGGTCCGTGCAATGCGCAT